TCGGCATTCTGCCTTCAGACATATCTTTTTGTTCTGATTGCAGTTGCTGAGGTGACAATTGTTGCGCATTACCGAGGCCGAGAGACCCCATATAACCCTTTTGATCATCATATGGCATGTCAGAACCATCGCCGACTGAATCACCATACATATGATGCTCGCGCACTAACCCGCCACGATACTGACCTAAACCTTGGGTAGGGTCATCATATTGTTGAGGCATTTCAGCCTGTTTCATAGTGACATTATTACCCATACTAACAGTTGTGTTTGGGTCTGATGCGGATGAGTTATCGTTTGAACTTTGTTTATTAAGCCAATCTTTAGCAGCAACGCCCTTATTCCAAAGGCCTTGAACAGTGTTGCCACTTGAATTTAATTCGTTGGCGGCTGAAGATAATTGCTGCAGGCCAGATTGCTGTTGCTGCGGTTTAAAGTTTGACGTGACAAGTTTTGGCACGGGCAAATTAGCAGCTGGGACAATGCCTTTACCAGCGCCAGGCACGCCAGATATGTTCATGCCATTTTGTGAAAATGGGGCATACATTTGCTGTTGAGCAGCTAAAATGGCTTTGAGATCTGTGGGGTCAACAACAGCGCCGTCTAACGCATAACCACCACGGGCATATTCTTCGCCAGCATGGCCTTCGCTGACAGGGCCGCCCATATGATTAGGGATAAGACCGCCCGCATAACGGTGATGGCGACCTTCTGTGGCCTTATCATAGTCAACGGTCTTGTAGCCGTGTGACATGCCAACTGCCTCTGGATGCACCTTCTCAACGTCCTGAGCCATAAAACCAACATGGGTCTGCTCTGTCGGATCGCCCTTATATTTAAATTTGTAGATTGGCAGGCCGTCTTTTGTTTCGCCGATCTTTTTAATGTCATGCTTAAGACGACGATCAGAGAAAAATGAGGATGGCTGCGTTGTTGTTGTGGTTGAACCAGACAGCGCGCCCGTGCCTTCGGCAATGTTTGCGAGGAATTGCGCTGTCTGGAATGGATAAGCCTGCTGTTGTAGGAATTGGTTGTAAAGGGCTGTGAGGCCTGCCTGCTGGGTCTGTTGCGGAACAGTACCTGCGGCAAGCACGTTCTGCCCGCCCGTTTGTGCGGCTGTCTGTACGCCAGCGCCGAGGCCCGCCAATTGCTGGCCAGCGCCAGTAAGACGAGCGAGGTTTGCCTGCTGTGCAGCTAATTGAGCGCCTTGCTGTTGCTGAGCTACTGATTGCGCATTCTGATAACCAGTATTTAGCAAATTAGCATTTGTCTGATTATTTGCTAAATTCTGTTGATAAGCCAAATTAGCTTGGGCAATATTTGATCGATCACCGCCAAAAGCACCTGAAGTGATGGCTTGGCCAGCCAAATTAGATTGTTGCTGCGCATTCTGTTGAGCTTGACCAGCTAAAGCTGTCCCATAAACACTGCCCAAAAACGGTGATATATATTGCCCCGTATTGAGACCGCCAAGGTTAGCAGGGCCAGCGCCAGCCATTGTTAATCCAGTTGCCGCACCGTAATATGGTTGAGCTGCATTGGCCGAATTGGCAATTTGATTAATGCCAGCCTGTTGCGTCGAATTAATTGGCGCAACAAAGGCATTAGGATCAGTCGAATATTGCTGGAAAGGCGTTTGAGCAACTTGTTGAGCGGTGGCGTTAACACTATTATATCGAGCCAGGACTTCGGGTGGGATAGTCACTGTTGATGTAGATGTAGATGATTTACCGCCGCCGCCCATATTTATTGCTCCGCTACAGCGTGGCCAGTTGTTGCACCATACAAGAAGAATGCACCGTTTGGCCGCCCAAATTGCCGCTCATAAAGCCTTACTTTGGCTTCTGTTCTATCGTTTGACAGGACACCGATAATCAAGGGAATACCGAGTGAATCCGCCACCTGTTTTGAAAACTCGCAAAGCTTGCGGGCCCTCCCCCCTTTGGCACTGCGGTATTCGGGATGGATAAAGATTGCTCTTTCTTCCAAAACCTTCTGATCTGAATACCACATTGTTCCCACTCTGAGAAGGATGCCACCCTCAATGATTCCATCTTCTTTTCCAATAACTCCGACCAAACCCTCTTCAAGGTTCAATGCTGGCCAAAGTTCTTTTAAAATCTTAACTGGGTTAGGATTAACAAACCCGTTTTCATCACATGCAGCCATTGATAACGCCATTAATTCGTCAACATCTTGCGGCGTACCAATGCGAATTTTAAGCTCTTCAGACATTAAAAGACCCCTCAATCTTTCTTTGGACCTGGAAGTTTTTGTAAAGTTTTAATTGTTTTTGCGCGCATTTTTTTCACAAATGCGTCCAAAATTTTGTGCCCAGCATTAATATCACCATGACCAAGACGGGTAACATCTGCGGGATGGATGACATATTCACCGCCAGCAACAACAACAGGAACGGCATCGGTCTTGCCGCCTGCGGCGTGTTTAACAGGTTGGGAAGCATATGGACCTTCGCCCTGCCCATATGGGACAGCACCCTGTCCATAAGGACCAGCTCCCTGCCCATAAGGCATTTTCTTTTGCCCATATGGCGTGCCGCCAAATATGCGACGAGCAGCTCTAAAGCCAGCCATTGTGTTACCTTCGCCCATTGCCGATATGATGTCGGCAGGGATGACGTAAGATCCGCTATGAACATGCATGGGAAGGTGATCTGTGCGGCCAGCAACAGCACTATGGATGGGGCCACTAAAGAGTTTCATTGGTGGGCCTTGTGTGGTCGTTGTGACCTCTTCACCACCAAAAGCTTTATGGGGACGATATTCGCGTGCGGTATTTAATGCAGCAGCAATGGCTTGATTGCGAGGATGCCCAGCATGGATCATTTCTTTGATATTCGATGAAATAGTTTCATGCGAAAATCCATGTTTTAGGGGCATCTGCGATCTCCGATAATTTCAGCCACTTTAGCGCACTTTCTTCATTATGAATAGACCACAGCGACAACCATGCTCGTGCCTGGTTTGACCACAATACCATTAATTGTGGGAATATTCATTTCATAAATGCCAACAGCTTCGGGGATTGTTGCGACAATATTTCCACTTACAGCACCAGCGACAGATGAGGCGTCATATAAAGAGCCAGTTGTTGATCCCGTTACAATGACACTTACACGAACAATTCGGCTTGCGCCCTGATTAACCAAAGTATTAGCCGAAATAGCCACATATGTTTTTGTGCCATTAATAGCCAAATTGGTCTGAGACGAAGTATTAAGAGCCGTCACGATGTTTTTAGATGTCGTGACGACATCATCTAAACTGGCCATTAGAATTTCCCGTCTGCTTGGAACCGATAACGCATATTACCTATACGCCACCAGCTCCCTATGTCGCTGCTATTGATTTGGATTGAGATAAGACGCCCCCTCATGCGAGGGCTTATCCATTCTGTTCCTTGTGTTAAAGTGTATGGGCCATAAGCCTGCGGTGTGTCGCCAGGGTAATCAGCCGCATAGAATGTCAAATTGATTGTTGCTGTTGGATTTTGATAAACGGCACCACCATTGCTTTCGCCGTTATAATACCCCCACTTCATGTCTGGCCAAACCTGATCGATGAAGTTCTTTTGATCGGCCTCACTTAAAGCGAAATAACCAGTTTGGAAACTGGACATCATCGGTTGATTATTAACACCATTGTAGGCCGCATTTGGCGATGTCTCGTGCTGATAAATATATTGATCAGATGATGCACCAATCGGTGGCCCAAGGACACTTTGATTGATCCAAGCCGTACGAGATAATGTGCCGAAATCCCATTGCTGGAGATAAACATTATATTTCACATATGCGTTTACTTCGCCGCCATCGCTAATATTTGGATAGAACCAAGATATTTCGCCAAAGTTTGAATTAACGGCAACGCGAATTTTACTGAGATTTGTCTGATCTAAATCTTGGAATATCACATCCCAAACAGGGCAAGGCAATGGGGCAACACCCGCTGATGAATATGTCCAAAATTGGCTTTGCCCCATCCAATAAATGACATTATTCAGGGAAGCTGCTGCTTTTCTTGAAATAAGACCGCAACCTGTGCCGATCTCGTTGAATGAATAAACATAGGGCTGATTGATGTATTGCATCGCCCAGCACCCAATATCCGTCCAAATCAAAGCTTGTTGTTGAGCCTGAATAGCGCCAACAATCTTTGATCCTTTTGGTATGCGGTAAGATCCAGCCTGATTGGTCGTTAATGCAATCCAACTTGATGTGCTGGTAAAATCATTAATATCGCACCAGCGAAGAAGTAGTGGATCTTGTATGCCATTTAATGTGCTGCCCCATGCCACAATTTGGCGCTGCGGCATGGCCACAAAAATACCGTCATTAACAACGGGGCCAGCATTATCAACAGTTGCAATAGGATTCCCTGATGTTGGATCCCAATAATAAATTGCACCGCCAACGGGGCATGCAATTAATATTTGGCCCCAATTGTCCATAGTCCAATCTGTTGGTTGAATAGGATTACCCGTTGTAGGTGTAATAGCTGTCCCTGTGCCATATCCACCAGATCCATATCCGCCAATGCCATATCCAGTACCTGCAGGTACAGGGCCAATCCCAATATAATAATCATATTGGGCTTGATTGCTGTTCATATAACCAGTTGTAGTTGATGATGCTGTTGTTGAACCCGTAATTACAAAATTATTAGCATCAGTTATGCTTTGGACGATGTAATTACCAAAGAATGTAATTCCGCCAACAGTTGTTGAAACAAGAACAGGAAATGTGTTTCCTGAGACATAACCATGATTATTTAGGGTGACAGTAACTGACGCACTTCCACTGGTGACATTAAAAAGAGCGACAGCGCCACCATCAGTAACAGTGCTAATAGCATAAGCAGGGTTACCAAGAGCATCCGTTGCGAGAATGTCAAATGTGCCTGTTCCAATTGTAATTGCAGGATAAAACCCGTATAATATAAGACCGCCAACGGAAATTTGAGTTTTGATAAATACTGAATCATAGCTGGTGATAGTAGCGCCTGAGTCATTAATTGTTACAACATTACTACCAGACGTTGTTGACACTGATACTGGCGTAACATTGTCCTCTATTGTTCGAGGAGTAATATTTGTTCTATTGCCATTATTAATGACGCTTAATGTATTGGTATTGCCAGCTCCATATTCAGCGCCAACAGCAAGCCATTGTTTCGCATTTGTATCTTCCCATGCCCATAAAGCGCGAACAATTGAGCCAATTTTATTAGGGAAATATGTTAACCACCCGCCAAGTTTTTGAACCAAACCAATGCCATTGCGATCAGGCACAAAACGAACCAAATTCGTAAAAGAAAGCCCAGCAGAATTGAGTGCTGGCGTTTCATTTTGATCGACACCTGGTGTTATTTTTACCGAAGCATGAGGCATTTATTGCCCCCGTGTAGGTGTTGCAGGTGGAGAAGCTGAATAAGATGTCCAAGCAGATGCCTCAAATTTCTTGCGGTATTCTTCGCCTGTCGCGCCACGAAGAAGAACTTGATACTGGCCTTCATAACTTTGCGCCATCGCAGGATCATCCGACATGCGGCCAAAGTTACGTTGATAAGCACTGATGTAAACCATCGATGCCATAATCAACATGTCGGGCAAATATGTCGATATAAAGGTCGTGCTTGTGCCAGCTTGGCTTGGAGTAGCATATTGGTACAGAGTTGGCATACGGATCGTGCCCGTGATCACTAATGGATAAGCAGAATTAGGATAAGGGCCAACTATAATATTCTGAGACGTATTGCCAGCCGTTGCCAAATCCCCGCCATAAACAGCGAAATATTGGGGCTGGGATAAATAAGACGAATCATTCCACACATTTTGCAAATATTCTTTTGTGACGGGCAAAAGAGGGATTTGAGCCGTTCCGCTTACAAGACTTACCGTTTGCAAAGTCACAAAGTCATTAACGGAAATGGATAATGTGTTGGATCCTGACGTCAGATTATATGACGTATTGGTTGTTTGTGATGGCAAGAGATCAAGATCTCTTTGAATGCGAAGCTCGGCATAATTGAGCATCTGCGGGATAATGGCATTAAATGCTGGGTCAACCCCCACCACAACGCCGCTGCTTGTTGTCGTATTAACGACAGCCATAGTGGCTATTTGAGAGACGTAGCCATTATAGGTGAGCGGCGTTGTAGCAGGTGTTGTCATGGCTTAAAGCCCTTGCAGTATGCCTCACGGCGCGCGTTATTTTGCTTGACACCTTCTATTGTTAAGTCGGTATCTTGTTTTGACCATGTAATGTCTGTCCAAACACCGCAGGCGCTAGTGTCGTTCAAACTTGTCATCGTCGCGCACCCCTGCAGGGTCACGAGCAACGGCATCGCCAGCAGCAATAGCGTCGTCCGTCCTTTGGAGAGCGTCTTGAGTTGCTTTAGCTTCATATTCAGCCACCGCGCTTGATCTAATGTTGTAGTATACCCCACCAAGCACCGCTATGGCAATGATCGCTATGGCGAGATAACGGCCTATTGGTGTGAGAAAGAAAGCGATCATACGCCATGCTCCTCCATGTGCTGTTTACGGAAATACCAGATTGCGAACCCAGCCACCACAACAGCAATCATGATGTCAAAATTAGTGTTTGACAGCAAACTCTGTATTTGCGTCATGAGATCATTAGCTGACTGCGCTTGACCAACAATGTCTGACGCATGATCGGTGACT